AACAGTTGGTTGAAGTCTGACGAACTGATGGATCGTGTCTATGAACTTACAATCAAAGCGGTTGAGAAGTTCTATGACAACAAGTATGCCTATGTAGGTATTGGTGGTGACGTACAGAATATTCTTAACAATGGTGATCGTGAAACAGCTAAGGAGCTTTCTAGTGTTATTCTCAACAGTAAATGATGCACATCAACGCCTTCGTCGTTCCGTCCTACCTATTCAGGGCGCTTGGGTGTATGTAAAAGAAGTCGGTTATGCTGATGATGCTGATGATGAGACTGAAATCTCTATTGTTACAGAGTCTTTAGTAGGCCGTAATAGAGATAGGCTCAATATTACAGGATTGTCTATCCCACACCCTAAGGTAACACTTGGGTGGGTAAATATGAAAAACTGTCTAGTATGGGCTTGCCGATCACCTTATCGAGGAGTGCGGGCGGGTATTAACTCAAACAACACTTATTTTAAGACAGTCTCTCACGAAAATAATACTGACCCACCTTACTATGAATTCCACGACTATATCTTTTCAGATGGGTTTAAAAACATGCTGGATGATGTCTATCCAAGTGTGAGTGAAGCAATAGACAACCCCGTTGGGATGGGTTTTAGTAAGAATTTTGCTGTAAAACCTGTATCCCTTTTGTCATCCCACGTACTATTCCGTGGTCTAGAGGCTGGTGAAGTAGACATGACCAACAAAGTCTTTATTCTGTATCCACGGTTTTCATATTTGAAAGAGTCTCTTGAAAGAGTCTTTAAAGAAAAGGAAGAACATTATGAGATTCGGTGCGCTTAGAAAAATCCCCAAATCTATTCTAGACAACACCATCCAGACTTATATCTATGCTGAGATGCCCCCGGTATCTAATGAACTTATGTTTGGTGTAGAGATCGAGTGTGAATTTCGACAAAGGTTGAACACAGACATTATCAATAATATTTACCCCTCTTGGAATACAACACAAGATGGGTCTTTGAGAGGCTTCTCTGCTGAGTTTGTATCTAAACCTATGTCTTCAGTAGAGATGGGTAAAGCCTTGGAACTGCTGGATAATAAAGCAGCGGATATGCATATTAAAGAATCTGATAGAACTAGTGTACATGTTCATATCAACATGCACGGGAAGACTATTAGGTTCCTGCATAAATACCTAACACTTATGTACCTCTTAGAGAACACTCTTGTAGAGAGGTTCGGTGGAGAAGATAGGGTAGGTAATCATTTCTGTTTGAGAGCTTATGATTGTAATGGTATTGTAGACACACTTGTTGAAGCCTTTTCATCAGGTAGCTATCAAAATATTGTCCAAACAGAGAAATATGCAAACATCAACCTAAGTGCCCTTGCTAAATTCAGCACAGTAGAGGTTAGGTGTCATAAAGGTACTGGTGACTTTAAAGCTATACAAGATTGGGTCTTGGTACTTAAAGAAATCTACACACTAGCCAATGTGTTTGAAGATTCTCAACAAATTATGGGACAATTCTCTGAGCTAGGTACAGTAGGTTTCCTGCAATGGAATCTGCCTTTTGTATACGAGCAGGTTAAGGATGTTCCAAACCTCAGTGAACTTCTCTACCAAGGTCTTGAAATTGCACAAGATATTGCCTTTGCCTTCGTGGAAGTGGAAGACACTAAAGAGATGCAACATTTACAAAAAGCAGGGAAAAGCAAGGATGAGGAAATCTTGGATGAGATTTTCCGCCGGGAAGGAGTTCTACAAGCACAATATGAGGCTTTAGAGAACGTTCCTCGGCGGGGAGAAGTTTTAATGGACGTTCCTCGGCGGGAAGTACGGGGGAATATCCCTTATGAGGACATTTAATATATGAGACAACGTATTTATACACACAACCCCTTCTCACGTAGTGCAAGGGCTCTATCTGAGTATCTGGATATCCCCCGTATTAAGCACGAGAACTCCCGATACTTCACACGCAATAGTGATGTGTGGATTAATTGGGGTGCCAGTGAGATTCCTATCCATCAACCTGACTCAGTGATCAACAAACCTAGTAAGATTGTGGCAGCTTCCAATAAGCTTCTATTCTTTGCTAAGGCTTCTGATACTGAGTTGTTCCGAGTACCTGAGTACACAACAGACCCTGAAGTAGCCAAGGAATGGCCTACATGTGTCTCTCGTACACTTCTGAGGGCTTCGGAAGGTCGTGGCATCGTCATTACCCAAGAAGGCGAAGAGCCTCCTGAGGCCCCTCTATACGTCCGTTATGTAAAGAAGCAACGAGAGTATAGAATCCATGTGATGGACAATGAGGTGATCGACATCCAACGTAAGATCAGAGACCCTGATCGTGAGCCTGATAATTGGCAGATACGTAATCACAGTAATGGGTTTATCTTTGTCCGTAACACACAACAACCTATGGATGAGTCTAAGAAGGCTGCAGTAGATGTTATCAATTACTTTGAACTAGAGTTCGGGGCAGTTGATCTTATCGAAACAGAGTCGGGTAAGACCTTTGTTCTGGAGGTTAATACAGCCCCCGGACTTGAAGGTACAACACTAACTAAATATGGAGATGCCTTTAGGCAGTTATTAGCATGACATATTACCCAGATAATTGGTTGATCATACAAATTAATACCCCTGATGAAATCATTCACAAGGTTATGGCCGGATGGTCTGGAACATATCTGGAAGGGTCTTCTTGGAGGCTTAATTCAGGTATTAAATCTTTTGAAGAAGATGAAAGGGGTATACATTTCCACGGCTATTCCGGGTCAACATATCTAGTATCTCCCCGAAGTGAAACATTTAGTAATTCTATGTCAGGAGCTATAGCTACACTAAGTAAAGCTGTACTAAATAATAAAGGATTTTCTTATAAGATTTTATCTTTTGAGAAATATAAACAATTTGTAACTTTACAAAAAGAAGAAAATATGCTACCCTAGTATTGTTGGGTCCAAGGGTGAAACCCTTAGTATAGACTACTTAATCTCAAACAACTATAAAGAAGAAACTATATGAGATGTTATATTTGTAATACACTTCTAACTCGTGTTGAGTTGGATGAAGATAATCAAGTACTGCCTTGCTCTGATTGTAATGATGAGGTTGAGGCTTGCTTAGATATGGAAGATGAAGAGCTAGAAGAGCTGTTCGAAATTGAAGACTAGTTGTGATAACTGTGGTTCCTCTGATGGAAACCATATCTATCACGACCATGAATACTGTTTCGTATGTAATCACACAAAAAGATATAAAAAAGGTGATGCTAATTTGAACGTAAGAGCACAAGCCGCTGCAGAGAAAGCAGTAGCTTATAATAACAAGAAAGAGATTACTCCACTCCCGGAGAAACATCTCCCCCTCGAAGATAGGGGAATTGGTGTAAACGCTGCCAAGAAATTTAAAGTCACGTACATCGACAACACGGCAGACAAGTATGTACATATTTACCCTTACACCAGAAATGGGAAACACACTGCTAACAAGAAAAGGTTTAGAGATAAGAAAGACTTCCTCTTTGAAGGGGACGCCACCAGACTTGATCTGTTCGGTCAATCTGTATTCCCTGCTGGGTCTGCTCGCTCAATCACTGTTGTAGAGGGTGAGTGTGATGCTCTAGCGGCTTATGAGATGAATGGGGGCTTCCCTGTTGTATCTGTCCGTTCCTCCTCTCAGGCGGTTACTGACGTAAAGAATAACTTCGAGTACCTCAACTCATTTGATGAGATTGTCATCTGCTTTGATGCAGACGAAGCTAAATATGATAATGCAGGCAAAGCACATTACCCCGGACAAGAAGCGGCTATCAAAGTTGCTGAGCAATTCCCTCTAGGTAAGGTTCGTATTGTAACCCTATCTCAATTCAAAGACCCTAATGACTATCTCAGGGCTGGTAAAGAGAAAGAGTTCAAGAATGAATGGTTCCGTGCAGGTAAGTACACTCCTGCTGGTCTCAAACTAGGTAGTGAGATTTGGGATGACATCATCAACCCCCCTCAGCATGAGACTATCCTCTATCCATATGAGGGTCTTAATGTAAAGACCTACGGTATCCGACTCTCTGAGCTTATCGTTGTCAATGCACCCCCTAAGGTTGGTAAGACAACACTCCTAGGCACCATTACCCACCATATCCTCAGGAATACTGAAGATGCCAAGGTTGGTCTAATGAAACTGGAAGAGAGTAACAGAGACACTGCTCTCAATCTTATGTCCATTGAAGCAGGTAAGAGACTGCACCTACCTGATGTATGGGATGCCTGTGATCCTAAGGACATCAAGAAATATTATGATGCAACAGTAAACACTGATCGTATTGTAATCTGGGACCACTTTGGTTCTAATGCAGTTCAGGCAGTTCTGGACAAAATCCACCACATGCACGCACTAGGTTGTAAGTATATAATCTTAGATCACATCTCTATTCTTGTGTCCGATCAATCAGGTGATGAACGTAAACAGCTTGATGAGATTTCAACAAAGATCAAGACCCTTTGCATGGAATTGAATATCTGTGTAATTGCAGTGGTTCACCAAAACCGTGATGGTCAGATCAGAGGTACACAAGGAATTGAACAACTTGCTAACATTGTTATTAGACTTGAGCGTGACAAGATGGCCTCTTCGGATGCTGAACGTAACACAACCAAAGTCTTCGTCACAGAGAACCGCTTCTGTGGTGAAACAGGACTGGCTTGTCACCTATACTATGATCCAGAGACTGGCATTCAGCGGGAAATATCTGAAGAACAAGCAAACCAAGCAAAAATGGGAGAAGCTCCGTGGTAACACTAGTTAAAGCAGGTTA